TAGGATAAGAAATAAAAAACCCTCGGCAAGTCGCTTTGTCGGGGGTTACTTTTTTATATTAAATTATAAAAAACGTGATATTTATTTAGAAAACATATCATGAAAAATTTTTTTATTAATTGTGTATCTTCTGATGGAAAAGTTTCCAGTAAAAGATTAGTAACATTGTTGGCCTTTATAATGATGGCCATAGGCTTTATAAGCAACCTATTTTGGAAATTTACGGTTGAGCCAACCATTTATGATTCAATGAAATGGATAGTAATAGGTGGTTTAGGGTTTACGGCTTCTGAACAGTTTGCCAATAAAAACACTGACAAGATTAATTCACAAGTCAACGGTAGTAAAGACGAACAACAATAAAAAAAGGGCTATTAGCCCTTTTTAGAATTTACCCGTAAGTCTTATTTACTTGGTGGTGTTGGTGGTCTTGTTGTAGTGGTTTGGCCACCTTTTGGTTTGCCACATCCACATCCGTTTGTTACTGTGTTCATTGTGCTTGGAAATTTAAGTTTTGTTATTTTACTATAAATACTTGCATTATCTAAATATTTTTAGTATCTTTGTGTATGTTTAAGTCAAAATATAAGGTGACGCTAATAGATAGTAAATGGAATGTTGTAAAAAACAACGTAAAATTATCTGTGTTGCCTAGAAGAGACGAATACGTGTTCTTTGATGGTTTGTATTATTTGGTTTTGAATGTGGTACACGTTTTGGATGGTAAACAAGGTGTTTTTGTCATTATAAATGAAACACCATATCAATTAAAACAAGCTTAAAATAAGGGTTTTTGAAAAAAAATAAAAATTTTTTCAAAAAAACTTGACAAGTGTGATTTTTTTTCGTACCTTTGCATATATATTTAAACAACGTTCTTTAAATAACAAAATTTATCCAAAAAGGTGGGTTCTGCAAACGAACTTAAAAACAAATACAAATGGAAAAAAAAGTATGTGGGTCTTTTACCAAAACATTTCCGAAAGGATGTTTTGGACTCAAAACCATCATGGCGTAAGACCATGTAAAAAAATACTTCATGACGGAGGTCATGTAAAATAGCTACTAGGTAAACGGGAGTCCTATAAAATAAATACGAACAGCCATCTTGGGATAACATAGGGGATTGAGCGTAAGCAACGCTGGGGGCCATTGGGGCCCTATGATGAAGTATCAAATCTTCATCCCCTACAACATAGCGAGTCGGAGAAATGGTAACTCATTGGGCTCATAACCCAAAGATGGTTGGTTCGATTCCAACACTCGCAACCATAAACTTTTTTGTACTTCTTAATAAAGTCATATATTTATTAGTATATGGCAAGAAAACAAAAAACAATACATTATCTATATAAAACTACTTGTTTGATTACTGGTAGATATTATATAGGAATGCACAGTACCAGTAACCTTGATGATGCTTATATGGGAAGTGGTAAACGATTAAGACGTAGCATACGCAAGTATGGTATTAATAATCACAAAAAAGAAATCATCGAGTTTTTTGAAAGTAGAGAGTTATTAGTTGAGGGAGAAATAAATGCGATTACTGAAGAAATGATATTAGATATAAATTGCATGAATTTAAAAAATGGTGGTTATGGTGGTTTTTCTAATGAAGAGCACATGATAAGATGTCAAAAAGCTGGTAGAATAGCATCGGATAAAATATTAAAATTAAAATTTGGTAACGGGGATGATTGGCGAAGTATTTTTATGAAATATGTTGCTAAAAAAGCTTGGAGTAAAAATGATTACCGTGATAAAATAATTAAAAATTTGGATTGGAGTGGTAAAAAACATACTGATAGTTCAAAACAAAAAATGTCTGAATCATCTAAAGGTATGGGTGTTGGTGAAACTAATTCGCAGTACGGTACTTTTTGGATAACAAAAGATGGCACTAATAAAAAAATAAAAAAAGAAGACCTTGATACCTATCTATTAGAAGGTTGGTTAAAAGGAAGAAAATAAAATACATGTAAAATAAGGATTTAGTTTTTTATTTTACGCAAAAAAGAATGGATTCAGCAATTTAAAAAATCTATTTAGGAAAAACAGAAAACAAACCCATTCTGAACTTATTAAAAAGCCTCTTCGTGAGGCTTTTTTTATTTATGGCAAATTACTTGCACAAATCAAAATATTTTAGTACCTTTGCGGTATGAATAAAGACAAAATTAAAATCTTGGTATTGGGTTCAGCCAGACATGGTAAAGATACGTTTGCCGAAATATTGAATGAACATTTTGGGTTAATATTTCAATCTTCATCACAAGCTGCTGCTGATATTTTTTTATATGATGCTCTTAAGGATAAGTATGGTTATAAGACTCCAGAGGAGTGTTTTGAAGACCGTGTTAACCACAGAGCTGAGTGGAAACAAATGATATGTGATTACAACAAAGATGATAGAGCCAAGCTTGCCAAAGAAATTCTAAAAAATTCTGACTGTTATGTTGGAATGCGTGATAGAGCAGAGATTGATGAATGTATGAAACAAGGTTTGTTTGACCTTATTGTTTGGGTTGATGCTTCTGAAAGACTTCCTTTGGAACCAGCTAGTTCTTTTGATATTGACAAAACTTGTGCTCATATTATATTTGAAAACAATGGTACTTTAGAAGAATTCAAAGATAAGGTTTTGAGGTTTGGAAAAATTCTTTACAAATAATTTGGAAATATCAACTAGACTTCCAGAACTTGAACAAACCAAATAATATCAAAAGGGGTTTCGACCCCTTTTTTTATTTAAAAAAGTTTGGTAATTTCAAATCTTTTTCCTACCTTTGTATAAAACAAAAAATAAATATGGATTTAACAAACCTAAAAAATAGTGCTGGTGCTGGTTTTATTGTAAAACACACAAATAGAGCATTGTTTGAGTTGTATCTAAAAGACATCGCCAAACACAAACCTTTATCACGTGAAGAAGAACAAGTTCTTTTTAAAATCATCAAAGAAACCAAAGACCCAGCAGCAATTGAAAAGGTTTGGAAACATAATCTTTTGTTTGTTGTTAGCGTTGCTAGAAGATATGCAGCAATGACAAAATCTTCAACACTAACAGTGGAAGATTTGGTAACGGAGGGTAATATAGGTTTATATGAATCAATTGAAAGGTTCGACCATACACAAGGTTATAAATTTATTTCATACGCTGTATGGTACGTTAAAAAACAAATTCTGTTTTCAATCAATAGAAACATTAAATCTATCAAGTTACCACCAAATATCAAAAGTGAAATAAATAAGGTAAATAAAAAACGTGAAAGCCTTGAACAAAAAGAATGTCGTGCTGTTAGTACATTAGAAGTTTTCGAAGCTATGTTAGATAGTGGTGAAATACAAAACTTTGACAATATTAGTAAGTTGGAAGAAATGATTAATTTAAACCAATTTGAAAAAAGTTTAAATGACAAAGTTGGTGAAGAAGAACAAACTGAATTAGGTGATTTAATTGAAGATAAAAACCCTAACCCAGAAGATATTTTGATAAAAAGTGAACGTGAAAAATTAGCACATCTTTTGTTGAAAGGCATCCCTTCTGAAGTTAGCGATTACATAAAGGATTATTTTGGTATTGGAACAAATAAACCACTTAATTATACAGAAATAGCTGATAAATATGGTAAAAAGCAACAGTATGTTAGAAATACTGTTGAAAAATACCTATCATGGTTAAAAAGAAAAAATAACAATTCTAAACAGTTTTTCTACCCTATAACTAGCAAAGAAATGAAACAAAAAAAATGTTGAATAGTATAAGTGATGCTAGTATCACGTTTAAAAAGGGTTCTAATTATAACTCTAACAATATCATATTTTAAAGATATTTATAGTTAACAATAAAATTTTATGAAAGAAAACATTAGACAAATATTAAGAGAAGGGCTTGTACGTGAAGAACGCATCAAGTTTGATTTGCCCATCCCACAGGACATCCAACAAATAAAAGACGTGTTCAAAAAGAACGGTTTTAAACTATATGTTGTTGGTGGTGCTGTTCGTGATGCATTTTTAAATAAAATGCCCAAAGATTATGACCTAGCTACTGATGCAGTTCCAGATAAGGTTGAAGAAATAATGGCCAAAGCCAAATTCAAAACCCTTCCAACAGGCAAGGCGTTTGGGGTTATAAACGTATTTACCAGTGAAGGTGAATACGAAATTGCAACTTTTAGGTCTGATGAAACTTCTGGTAGAAAGCCAGAAGTTAAATTAGGAGCAACAATAGAATCGGATGCTGCTAGAAGAGATTTACGAATTAATGCATTATATTATGATTTAGATACTAATGAAATAATTGATTTAGTTGGTGGGCTTGATGATTTAAAGAATGGTGAAATTAATATGGTTGGAAACACACAAAAACGTTTTGAAGAAGACCCACTTAGAATTTTACGTTTTTTTAGGTTTTTTTCTAGATTTAACTAACTGAAGATACGTTTAGGGTTTTTCGTTATATTTATAGTAAAAGAATATTATGCAAAAACTATGGAAAAAAGAAGAAATTGATTTATTGGTAAGATTATATGAAATTGATGGTTTATCTGTTACTGAATTATTTCCACTTTTCAACGAAAAATATAATAGGCCAATTATTGGTTTACAAGTTAAAATTGGTAGACTCAAACTAAGACATAGTAAAGAACAAATTAAAGCTATAAAGTCAAGATTAAATAGTGGTGAATTAAATGGTATGTTTGGTAAGAAATCACCTATGAAAGGGTTAACTTCAGAAACATCGGAAATAGTTAGAATTAAATCAGATAAAACATCTAAAACCAGAAAAGAAATGTTTAAAAATGGTGAGCTACAACCATTAACTGGTTCAACAAACCCTATGTATGGTTCTATATCTTGGAACAATGGTTTAAATAAATACATGGATAAACGTATATTTAATTATGGTGAAAAGATATCTAAAATTAAAAAAAAAGAGTGGGAAAATAAAACTGAGAATGAAAAAAGGGAAACAATACTTAGTTTAAATAACGCTATGATTCAAACAAAAAAACCGACTAAAATTGAAGATAAAATAGAAAACTTTTTAAAAGAAAATGAGGTAAAATATATTAAGAATAAACGTTACGATTTATTTATATTTGATTTCTACTTATTAGAATTTAATTTTGTGATTGAATGTGATGGTGATTATTGGCACGCAAACCCTTTATTTTATAATGGTAAAAAATTAACTGATGCACAAATAAAAAATATAGAAAGAGATAAAAGAAAAAATTTGTTATTAGAATCAAACTTAATTGATTTTGTTAGGTTTTGGGAGTTTGATATTAAAAATAATTTTGAAATAATAAAAAAAACAATATGGGAGAAATTACAAAAGAAATAGATATTGCTTTGAAAAACACTGTTCATTTATTAAGTGGTATATCTGGTGAACGTATTCGTGATGAATTTATCAAAGGCATAAAGTCAGCCAAATCGCAAAAAAAATTCTTGGAAATGTTGGACAAATACCATTTGTTTGATTGGATATTCAAAGGGTTGAATGTTGATATGGACTTTATTGGAAGAATTGGCGGTTATAATCACGATGATTACATTGTATTATTGGCAAGGCTTTTAAAGAAAAATAATTTAGATGTATTGAAGAAAAAATTGAATGAGTTAAAATATTCAGTTGAAGAAGTAAAAGCTATAACATTCCTTATTGCAATGTTGAAGCTAGATATAGATACAGCGGTTGCCCTTAAAAAAGCTGAACAACATGCTGGTGTATCTCAAGACCAAATAAGAGACTTCTGTGGCAAGGAAAATGTTTCATCACAATTGCTCGATGCATTTGAAGAATTTAGACTTACGGTTAGTGGTCCAGAAGTAATGGATAAAATGGGGTTAAAACCAGGTCCAGAGTTGGGCAAAGCAATTCAAAAAATTGAAACCGATAATTTTAACAAGCTGCTAGGTATATCTTGATTTCTTTTGTATTTTGTTATATATTTATAGCATATTAGCAAACATATATGGCAAAATATTTAGTTACGTTTAACGACCAAATCAATGATATAGAAATATACGGTTTTAAAACAATGACCGAAAAAGAAGTTGAAAACTTTGAAAGATTAGCTGAAAGTATTACATGGGGTTTTTCATACAAACTAGGCATCAGTAAAAAATTAAACTTTTCAGACGGTGAAGATTTCTTATCAAAATTAGAATTTAAAGAATTAACATTTGAAGAGGATAGAAATTTAAAGAAGTTATTCAACGGTGAATTCGGAACATTTATAACTGAAGATGTGTTGGAACAAATCACCAAAGAAGATGAAGATTACATAGATGATTTGGATGATTTGGATGAAGACAATGACTACAATGATAAAGATTATCGAGATACCGATTTCTATTCAGATGATGATGATTTTTAGCCTTTTTATCAAAAATAAGATATTTATATAAAAAACGTAAATACTATGAAAAAAATACTTTTAAACGAATCCGAAAAAAAAGCTGTTATCTTAGATAGAGAAAAAGCCATCGTTGAAAACTTTGCCAAAACTTTCAATAAAATCAAGAGAATTGATGAAAATGAAGTTGGTGGTGTAGAAACAAAAGAGTTAGAGAAAAAAGCTTTTGATTTTGCCAACTCACCAGAAATGGGTCAATTGGTTGATAAGATTTTAGCTAAATCTAAACCAGAAGACTTGCAAAAAATTAAAACAGCTGTTAGTTCAGTATCTGAAAGTATGATGTATGAAAGTGATTTTTCTTCATTTTTAAACATTGCACACAAGGCACAAGCTGCTTTAAATGAAGGTGAAGTTAGTGATTTACAAAATAGCATTGGAAAAGCTCTTTCAACTTTTGGTGTGGTTAATATCATGTCAATGGGTATGTTACCATCATTAGTTGGTATGGCTGTTGACCATTTTGGTGGAACAAACTTTTTACAAATGGCTAGTAATGCAATAGGTTCTGGTAGTGGGGCTGCCGCTCTTTCAGTTCTTGGTAGTTTAATTGGTGGTGCTTTATTATGGAGATTAGGTAAAGCTATTTCTGGTGAAGAAGTAACTGGAGATACACCGTTATTCCAATAATTAAAAAAAAAGTAGACACTGGTCATTATGGTGATTTAAGCTAATATTATTGGAACCAAGTCAAGATTAATGGAATTTATATTAAACTGATATTTATATAAAAACGTAAAAACTATGAAAAAAATCATATTAAATGAATCAGAAAGAAAAGCTGTTATCTTAGATAGAGAAAAAGCCATCGTTGAAAACTTTGCCAAAACTTTCAATAAAATAAAGAGAATTGACGAAAATGAAGTCACTAGTTTGGAAACAAAAGAATTGGGGAAAACACCTATAATTGACCCAAGAGTTTCTAAAGAGATATTAAAAACTATAAATACACTTGGTCAAGAAGATGGAACTATTTATGACATAAAAATAATAGACGAAAGACCAAATAAAGAAAACACAAAGAATATAGCAGTTAAAGTAAAAGGAGATAATTTAATTCCTGTAACTACAGCTACAAATGAAGGTATTAAAAGTAATATAATAAAAGGAGTTGTTTGTACAATACTTGCTTCTGGTATGGTATCTTGTACTAAACAAAATAATACTGGGTTTGGATATAATAATGGTGCCAAGGTAACAACATATCAGATAAACCCAGACAGTGAAAATTCTAAAACAGTTTTTGCGTATTCATCTGATGGGTTAAAAAGTGCAGTGGTTGATTCAACAGCATCACAAAGTAATTGGTCTGGAAGTGGAACTATATTTAAAATAAAACCAACAGTAGAGCAATTAAAAATAATGGCTTTTGGTAACATGATAAATACTGAAATAAACAGGAATAATGGAAGAGGTACTGATGGTTATATAATGGATGTAACAGATATAGAGGTAAAAGAAAACCCTAGTTATAGTAGTAATTCTGGTAAACCTTTAAATTCAATAGAAGAAGATGGAAATTATATAACAGGTAAAAATCACAAGGAGTCCAATCCAAAAGCTTGGGATGATTTTTTAAATAAATTTGGTGGTAAATTTTAATTTTATCTAAAAAAAAATAAAAAAAACTTGACAAAGTGAAAATTAATTAGTACCTTTGTATCACTTTTAAAAACAACTAGATATTTATATCAAAACAGAACGAAAGTTCACAAATAAAAAAACAAAATGAGAAACATTAACATACATATGAATTCGATTAATTGGAGACGCTCTAGTCATACCAATGAGTCGGCTATGTCTGTAAGTTTCTTAAGCTATATTTGATATATCATAAAAAAGAAATAACAACTAACCCGACTCAAAAAGTCGGGTTTTTTATTTTAAGCCCATGGAAGAAAGATTAAGAAAACTTGGAATCGAAAAAGCAAAAACATTAACCAAGAATTTTGATGAACTTTATGAGGTCTACAAAAAGAAAGCTGAAGAAGCTGGATGTACTGGTGAAATAAAATTCATAAAAGAACATGGAAAAGTATCAATTTATGTGGTAATAGAATATTGATTGACTTTGGTTTAACCAATGATGTTTATAGTGATTATTACGACAGAACAAAAAATAGATACTAATATTTGGTTTTATGAAAAAGTTTTCGTACCTTTGTGCTTATGAAAGAAAAAATCAAAGAAATATTACGTGAAGGTTCTGAAAAGAATATTTTGGGTGTGGCGGTAAGCCGTCCAAGTCAAGAACTTATCATAATTCGTGGAATTTCTGGGGCTGGTAAAAGTACCAAAGCCAAATCACTTGTTGGTGAGGGGATTATACACTCAACAGATTCTGTTATTGAAAGAAACGGTGATTACAATACATTTTTCAATATTTTAAATGAATCAAAGGATTGGTCTGCTTTAAGCAAGATGCATTCAACCAATCTTAAAGAAGCAATTGAATCAATGAAAGCTGGTGTTTCACCAGTTATTGTTGACAACACCAATATCAAACACAATGAGCCAAAAGCTTATGTCAAAGCTGCTTTGGAAATGGGCTTTGCTGATAACAATATCAAGTTTGTTGATGTTGGAACAGCTGGTCTTGAAGCTGCACAATTGGCTGCAAGAAATACTCATGGTGTTCCATTGGAAAAGATTGAATCTATGATAGCTAGTCATACAGCACAAGGCCCGTTGACACTTAAAAGCATCTTGGATGCTAAAGATATGTATAAACAATCAAACGTTTTATATTCAGCTGTTGTATTGGATAAAGCATCTCACAACAAATTGATTGACCGATTTGCTTTGGAGATTCCAGAAGGTTGGAAAACTTTTGCTCATCACATGACAATTACTCTAGGTGAAATGAAAGATAAAACTGATTTGGGTAATGAAGTAACTCTTAATGTAACCAAGGTTGGTTTATCTGATATGGCTATGGCTGTACAAGTTGAAGGTTACTCCTCAAAAAATACTACCCCACACGTAACCATTGCTGTAAATCCAGATGGCGGTAAACCAGTGATGTCAAATGATATCACCAAATGGCAAGATGTTAAATCGTTTTATATCACAGGTTTTGTAACCGAAATCACAAAATAATATTTTTTCCAAATAAACTTGCAACCTGTTAAAAATATTAGTATATTTGTAAAATGAAAAATAATAAAATATTCGAAAGACGTTTGGAACTAAGTTCTAAATTCTTGGAGATGGGTCAAGCTTTGATAAAAGAAGGCAAGGAAAAAAAAGACTATTCTATTACACAAAGTGGTAATTTTATAATACTTATAGCTGGACTTATTCTTGAGGAAAATGATGTTGTTGAATTCAGCAACTTATGTTCAATGTTTTCGGCTAAAAAACTTTTGGATGGAATGGAAGAAAGCAACAGTGATATGACCAATTTCTTAAAGAACAAAGCTGACAGCGAATCTTATGATGATTTTATCAAAAGAATAAATAAGCTTAGAGGTGGTGATAAAGACACACCTAAATAATTAATGGTTCCATCGTTCAACGGATAGGACATTTCTCTTCTAAAGAAAGAATGTAGGTTCGATTCCTACTGGGACCACAAAATTTTAATTTTTCTACTAAAAAATTTGGTTAAATCAAATATTTTATTTACCTTTGTATCTTAAAGTAGAAAATATTATGTTAGCAATTCAAAAATACATATTGGCAAACGGTCTGGAAAAGGCTATACTTGAGTTTAATTTAAAAACTAGGATATACGAAAACAAAGTATTGCTAAAATATGACCAATTATCTAGCCCAACTCTTATGTCCAACAAAGAGGTGCAAGAGTGCCGTGGTCTTATTCTTGAAAAGGGTTCTTGGAAGGTAATGTCATTGGCATTCACCAAGTTCTTCAATTCAGAAGAAGGCAATGCTCATAAGATTGATTGGGATACAGCACACGTGCTTGAAAAGTTGGACGGTTCTTGTATACAAGTATATTGGGACTGTGACAAACAAGAATGGTTTGCTGGTACTACAGGTACAGCAGAAGGTGAAGGTGAAGTAAACAATAAGATGGGTACTACATTCAACCAATTGTTTTGGAGTGTTGTATCTGAAAAGTATGACTTTAAGAAAGAAAATTTAAACAAATTATTCTGTTATGTGTTTGAGTTGACAACACCATACAATATAGTTGTGAAACCACACGGTGAATCAGCAGCAACATTGCTTATGGCTAGAAACCTTGTAACACTTGAAGAAGTACCATTTGAAGCATTAACTGGTATCGCTGATTCGTTGGGGGTACCACGTGTTAAGTCTTACGACTTGAACGCTAAAAATGTTGGAGCATTGCTTCGTACATTTGAAAATATGGTATGGCACGATGAAGGGTATGTTGTAGTGGATGCAAACTTCAACCGAGTAAAGATAAAGAACCCAGCTTATGTTGCGGTTCACCACTTGAAAGGAAAGACTGCTGAACATAACATTATGACCATAGTCAAGACCAATGAAATAGAAGAATTCGCTGCTACATTTATTGATAGGAAAAAAGAAGTCTTTGAATTAAAATCTAAATATGACTCTTTAATAGAATTATTAGAAAAAATTAAACTTGAATTGGTTGAATTTTTACCTAAAAATATTACGCCAAAAGAGAATAAAAGATATGCTGAGGCTGTTTTTAATATCTGTGATAAGTATAGAGTAAAGGGGTTTTCTGGATTGTTTTTTATGTTAAAGGATGGAAAAGTGGTTTCTATAAGTGATTACATCATTAATTATGATGATAAAAAATTGTATAATTTTCTTCTGGGAAGGTAGTTTTCTCAACCTTCCCAGATATTTATAATAAAATAAATGTATGGAAAAATGGAAATGCAATTTTTGTGGTAAAACTTTTGAATTAAAAAATCAACACACTAAGTCATCACATATGAAAGCTTGTGATGACTGGATGAGAATAAAGACAGATAAATTGAGTAAAGAATTTCTTTATGAAGAATACATCATAAATGAAAAATCAGCTATTGAAATAGCAAAGGAAATTGGACTTGATTCCGCTAGGGTCGTTATAAATTATCTAAATAAATTTGATATACCTAAACGTAATATTATTTCATCTAGAGCAACTAAAAGAAATAAAATTAAACAAGAGGAAACCAATATTAAGAAATATGGTGTTACTAACCCTATGAAAACCGAATCAATTAAGGGTAAAGTTTTTAATACTAAACAAAAGAAATATGGTTCTGGTTATTTTAATAACATGGATAAATACGTTAAAACTATGCTTGAAAGACATGGTATTAAATACGGTGTTATAAAAGCTCATGAGGACTTTATATCTAAACCACATAAAATTGTGTTAGAATATTTAAAAGAATTGAGATTAGTATGTGAAACTAGTTATGAAGTTGGTAAATTTTATACAGATATATTTGTTAATGGTAAAATTATTGAAGTATATGGTGATTTTTGGCACGCTAACCCATTAATTTATGACGCAAAAGATGTTGTAAATTATCCAAATAAACCAAGAATAGCTGAGAATATATGGCGAATTGATGAATATAGAATTAATTACATAAAAAAGTTTGGTTACGATGTTTTAGTTTTATGGGAGAACGATATTCTTAAAAATTTTGATAAAGTTAAAAAAAATATTCATGATTATCTATTGGTCTAATTTTGTTATCAAATCGGCTACCTTCCCAGACCGTAAGGATGAGTTGGTTAAGTTGAAGGAAAACTATGATGCTTTGGTTGCTAAGTTAAATTCTGTTTGGAACGAGCTACAAGCATTCCGTCCAAAGAACATCACACCACAAGAAAAGAAGAAGTATGCAACAGCGGTGTTTGAAGTATGTGGAGAAAATGATGTTAAAAACTTTACTGGGTTATACTTCGGTTTAGCTGATGGCAAAGTATCATCTGTTGAAGAGTTCGTAGCAAACTATGACGATAAAGCCTTGTACAAAATCCTCTAAGAACATTTCTTAGGGGATTTTCTTGTTTAATTAAAAATAAAATAGTAACTTTGCATAATGACAAAAAAATTTATTGAAGACTTGGTCAATTTGGTTAAAAAACATGGTCTTATTGTTAATCAATATGACAACCAAAGAGATGGAAGTTATTTGTCAATTAGTTGGTAAAATTTTAATATGAATATAAATAATATACTTACAGCCAATGGCTTAATGATGGGTAGGATGATATCCTTCTCAAAGAGTGATTACAGGGATAAAAACCCTATCAGTGTTTGCTACTTTAATGCAAACATTGTAACTGCCAAAGAAGGCAAGATTTGGTATGGTGATTTGGACCTAACCAAAGATGGTGAAACACTAAAAGCCATAGCTGAAGAAATTGGTGAAATCATTTATGTCCTAAGAGAATTGGATGGTCGTTTTGAATATGAAGATGAAGACGGTGTTAAACTCATCAAGAAAGCAGTGTGGGACACAACACAAGAAATTCCAGTAAACAATTAATTATAAATTAACTTGTCTTAATAATTAGAATCAAAACAAATTTTTTGTAATGTATTTGGTAATCTAAATTATTTTTCGTACCTTTGTATTAACAAAATTAAAAAATATGTCTATTAAAGAAATCTTTGATGAAATTGCTGCTGAATCAAGCACCAATCAGAAAATGGAAATATTAAAAAAGTATAAGGATAACGAACTGCTTAAACGTGTATTGTATTTAGCAAACTCAAAGCGAGTAAAGTTCTTTATCAAACAAATTCCAGTGTATACTCATAATAAAATTGGTTGGACACTTGAAGAAGCGTTGAATATGCTTATGAGTATAGCTAATCGTGAATTTACAGGTCAAAATGCTATAGATAAATTAACTATTTGGTTAGAGAATGTATCAGCTGATGATGCTTATATCATTGAACGTATCATTGAAAAAGATTGCAAAATTGGTATGGGTACAACCTTTATGAACAAGGTCATCAAAGACCTTATTGAAGACACCAAATATATGGGTGCTATATCATTTGATGAGAAGAAGGCTCGTGCCATCTTTGATAAAGGTAGCCGTGGGATATCTCAAATCAAAATGGATGGTCGTTATTGCAATGCTATCATCCGTGGTGGTGAGGTTGAATTGGAAAGTCGTAGCGGTGAAGCGACAATAGTAACTGGTGCCAAATTCTTGAGTGAATTAGCTAATTTTGAAGATTGCGTATTGAACGGTGAATTAACAATGGATGGTGTGCCACGTTACGAATCCAATGGTATAATTGCTTCAGTTATTGACATTCAAAGCAAACGTGGTGAACGTACTGAGAAAGAAACTGAAAAGAAACTTGAAGTTTTTGAAAAGAAGCATGGTAGTTTTGAAAAGGCTTTGAACTCTATTCGTTATACTGTATGGGATACTATTACTGTAGATGAATATTTTGATAAATCATCAAAGATACCTTATTTGATACGTTTGCTTAAAGTTGAACAACTTATTATCAAGTCTGGTGCTATAATGGTTTATGTGATTGAAAGCCGTATTGTTAATTCATACGCTGAGGCTATGGAACACTTCCAAGAAGTTCTAGCTACTGAAGTTAATGGTGTACCACAAGAAGGTACAATACTTAAAGATGAAAATGGAACTTGGAAAGACGGTAAACCAACATGGCAAATCAAGATGAAATTGGAAATGGATGTTGATTTGGTTATTGTTGGTTTTAATTACGGAACCAAAGGAACAAAAAATGAAAATGTTATTTCAAGTTTCAATTGTGAATCATCTGATGGATTGGTTAAGACACGCCCTCAAGGTATCAAAGAAGATATGATGGTTTACATTACTGAAAACCAAGATAAATTGATGGGTAAAATCCTTCAAGTTAAATGCAACGGATTGTCAAAAGATAAAGAAGGAAATTATTCTTTGCTTTATCCATCATTCGTTGAAGTGCGTGATGACAAAAATACGTGCGATAGTCTTGAATCAATCAAGAATATTGAAAATATGGTAAAATCATTAACAACAATTTAAAAACAAATATAAATGAAAAACATTTTAACAATTATCTGCTTATTTTTAGTTACTAACACGTTTGCACAAAACGCTACTGACACCACAAAACACAAGGTTGGTGGTTACATTTCCATGGGGATATCAGTAACCAATAGTTCTGATTTTTTAAACAGTTCTTACACTGGTATTGAAGGTGGGGTTACTTATCGTGACTTTGGTGTTGGTCTTGTATTTGGTCGTGGTTTCTTAAAAGATTTGGGTAGCAAATTAGATAACATAAACAACTACTTCATTGAAGGTAAGGTTTCTTACTCACACACAATCAAAATGGTAACATTCACACCGTTTGTTGGATATGGTGGTTACATCGGTACCAATCATAAATTCATTGAATATGGAATTGGTGCATCATACTCCATAAAAAACATAAGTATAGGTGTTGCTTATAGCAACTGGGATGGCATAAATTATTTAACACCTAACATTACATACAATTTTTAAATATGAAGAAACATATATCATATCCGTCTATTGAGCAATTCAGAAATGTAATCGCTGGAATCAATAGACAATTTAATTTTGTTGGTTTAGACGAAAATGGTGAAGCGATTTATGACCATAAAAAACTAAAACCAACACTTACTTTCAAGGGTA